GTTGTTTCTGACGCTGTTGTTCGCCCTTGCATTTTGTAAGTAGTTGCACTTGTCGTCGCTGGACTGTCGATAAATTGCAAAGCGTAATTCACCATTAAATAATTAGCCGTAGGGCCGCCTTGTGCCGTCGTGCGTGTTCGACCCCCTGCAGAATCGCCTTGTGCAATAGCGGTTGATCCTCTTAGAAGTTGCAAATAACCCTGCCCTGTAGCTGATACAATCGAATAATTGACGCTTGTAAATACAAGAATTCTACTGCTGGCAGACGATGGTGTGATTGTTACTGATAGGTCTGTAATATCAACAAGGCTTGTGCTAGTTGTTGTAAACGTGTTGGTTTTTGCAGTGGTTACCACTTGCAAAATTTTACCGCCACCGGCTGCCGCTGCCCATTTAAGCCCTGTAGCCTCGGCCGAGTCGGCGGTAAGTACTGTGCCGTTAGCGCCTACTCCTAAACGCGCAAAAGTATCAGCTGCAGTACCGGCTACTAAATCGCCTTTAGCATCTATAGCCGTAGCCATTGAGTTAGTAACGGTTACGGTGCCGCTTGTGCCACCGCCTGAAATACCTGTACCTGCAGTTACGCCGGTAATATCTCCAGCTGCATCGGTAACCCAAACAAAATCCATATCGGTATTAGAATTTTTAGCTAATACTTGACCGCTTGTGCCGCCCTTAAGGTCAAGTAGCGAGGCATCTATAGAGTCGCCTAAAGCCTCGATCGCGGTAGCGCCGTCTTTTACTAAGTCCGTAGACGTAGGTACGGGCCAGCCAAAATTAGGGGTAGTAGTTGCCATTATGTCAAACCTCCGTAAGCGTTTTCCCAGATAAGAGTAGCATTTACGCCGGTCCATATTAGGGATCCCGGCGTTACCGTTGCCCATTGTGTCGCTACTAGTGAGAAATCTGTAGGGCTTAAAGTAAGGGTTAGATCAACATAACCCGGGGTAGCCCTAATTGCAAAACCCTCTACAAAGCCATTAAAAGAGCCGTTAAACATATTTATAGGTAGATCGTTAATTATTACTGGCTCGCCAAAAAACGCATCTATGAGCTTGTCTCGCTCGGCATCGGGTAGCTCTGAGTTATCTAGCCTAAACGTAATGCTCTGTAGCTGCTCTCTCGGGATTGCTCGAATACCTAGCTCTCGCTCCATAAGGTCCTCGACATCGGCTAGGTTATGGAGGTTAGTCGTAACGCTGCGCTGATAGCGGCCATATGTAGCGATTGAGTCTGCATCTAGGGCAGTCGCTTGGCTATTGTAATTTGTGCCATAGTTAAACACTAAAGAGTTACGGATCTTACCTATCTGTAGGATCGTCTTAACCGTAGAGGGAATAGCGTAGTTAGCCGATAAATCTGTATAACCGTTGGCTGCTAAATATGCGCTACGGTGGTCCGTATCGGCGTAGCAGACTCGACCGGCCTTATCCTCGTATATCTGACCTTGTGCGCTTTGTGCTATCTGAGCGCAGAGGTTATAACTAATAGCCGGGTCAGCTGATCGAGCAATCATCTCGTAAAGTCCAGGCTGATCTATCTCGCCAAGCCCTACGTTTTCTGCATTAGCCCACGTAGTCGTAGGGTCGTAGTTAAACCACTGTAAAGCAGGTGCTACCTCAAACCACGAGTTAATAAGCAGCTCGTTAAGTATGTCGTAGATTTGGTTGCCGTCCTCATCCTTAGCCAAGGCATCGGGAAAAAGGGCTTTAGTGAGCTTGGCTAAAGATCCTACTGCCAAGATATTACCGATTGTTATAAACCCAGTCTCCTCAGGAGATCTTACCGAGATACCAAAATCTGATACTTCACCGCCAAAAACGGGCACATAAACCCCTGCGCTATTTTTAAGCTCGAGGGTTAGGCTATCGGTAACGTCAATATCGAAAGCCGAGTTATCAAGGTTTACAATTTCCATACGTGCGTAGCCTGCGTTGCATTGTAGGTCGATATCATCTCGGCCAGTAGCCATATTTACACTAAGCACGTTATCGTAAACGGTAGTGCCTACAATAATTTGCCACTCAGGTAACCAATTACTCATAGTATGTAATTACCTGCGCCTCGGTTTACCGACGTGCCTCGATATGTAGACTGATTAAGTACATCCTCTACGGCTCTAGCTATAGCCTCAGGATCTCCTATACCGGAGTTAATCGTTACCTCTACGCTCTGACCGGGAAAGCCCATTGTAGGGTTCCAGCCTGAGGGAATCGTAGGCTCGTTGAGTGTAGGCATTTGAGATAGGGTCGGTAGTACTCCAGCGATAACGCCTGCAGCTAAACCTCCTAACGGACCTAATTTTAGATAATCCTCCGGGTTACTAAAGATATTACTGCTGCCGCCGCCGCCGCCGCCAATACCATTTAATGCGTTTTGGTATTCCCTGAGAGCTGCTAGTCGCTGATCATCTGCCGCTTTTTGTGCTATAGCTACGCGGTCGATCATTGAAAGCTCGCTCGACTCGAGCAAAAGGTTAGCGGTAGCCGCTGCGCTATAGGTTTTACTAATCGAGGCTAAGCGTGCTATCTCTGTAAGTTGGATCTGTACTCGCTCGTTATATGACTCTTTAGCCATAAGGGTACCTGCAGCCGTTATTGCAGCGTTATATTTCTTAAACGCCTCCTCGCGTGCGGTCTCCTTATCGCCCTCGGCCATTTTGCTATCGTTAATAACTCTAAGTTCTGTAAGGAGCTGAGTATTAAGAGATTGGAGGGTAGCGTTACTAATTGTCTCTACGCCGGCTAGGCGTTGCATATCTGCGTTTTTCTGAAAGGCTGCAAGCTGGTTTATTTTCTTAAGAGCCTCGTCGCCTTTATCCTGCTCAATCAGCATAAGAGCCTCGAGGCGTAGCTTTGTCTCTTTGTCGTATGTAGCCTGTAAAGCTGCAGCTATTGAGATACGGGTACTATCAAAAGCGGCAGCCGCCTTAGATAGAGAAATCTTATTTTTTTCCTCCTTCGCGGCTTTAGCTGCTAGGGCTAGTCTTGCTTTTTCGGCTTTAAGTCTATCTGCCTCAACCTTTTTACGCTTAGCCTCATTAGGGTCTACGTAACCCGGACCTAGTGCTGAGGATGGATAGCCTCCCATTCCGGGGACACCTCTAGATTCAGCTCCTAGTTTGGAGAGCTCGTCGATAGCCCGAAAAACTATGCTACTTGAACCGCTTAAATACTTTCTAAAGAAATCTTGATTATCGGTTAAAAATTGTGCGCCCGGTATTGACTTCATTTTATCTATAAGCACCGATACGCCATAAATAGCATCGCCTACATAAGTGGCAAAATCTGCCATAGAGTCTGCGAGAGGTTGGATAGTGTTACCTTCACCCGAAAGTAAAGTAAAACTATCGACTAGAGACTTACCTATAATTTCCTGAGCATTATCGGCAGCCTCGCCAAGTACGCGCATTTTGCCCGAGTAAGTAGTTAGCTCATCTCCTGCAGCGCCCTTAAAGGTCTTAGTAAGTAGAGCTACGCCGTCCTCAAAATCTAGAGTCTTTAACTCGGCTTGGCTCAGGCCAAGGTTATATTTTCTAAGGCCCTTAGTATTTCCCACGTATAGCGCGGCGAGATCCTGATTAACCGAAATTAAATCTTGACCCGATCCGGCGGCTATATCTAAAGAAAGAGTTAAAAGCTCATTTGATTTTGCAGCCGAGCCCGTAGCAGTAATAAGTTTCTGATACGCCTCGCGCAATACCTCGCCTTGATAGCCGAACTTAGCCGAGATTTGGTCTAGGTTTGCCTCTATAAAGGGAGTCTCAAAAGCCTGCCCCAAATTCTTAACTACGCCTGCTAGGCGCTTGGCTGACTTCTCGTTTTCTGCAAAAGCTTTGACCGAGTCTTTACCAAATTTAATAATAGCCTGAGCACTAAAGGCAGCGGCAAAAGCGGCACCTGCCTTTTTTGCGCCTTTCTCAAAAGCCGAGATTTGTTTACCGCCCTTAGTAAGGGCTTTACCGTCGAAAGTAGTTACGGCACTTACGACCATACTTGGCAGTTTGCTTACCATTATGCCGCCTTTGTATATCGGCCTTGGTTAAAGGCGTTAATAGTATTTACAATAGCTTTAACTACCGCATCTTGAGCCTTGCCCTGATCCTCAGCCCACGCTCTGAAAATCATACGGCCTCGCTCCTCGCGGCTATCGCCATAGAGAGGACCCATTCGGCTAACAAAGTGAGCACCGGCTTCGGGGTTATTAGACCGGTAGCCATTACGTGACTGTGTGTTAGCTCGGCCTGCAGTCTCATAGATCGCTCCAGCTGCAGACTTATTAGCTACAAAATACAAAGCTCGCCAGCCGTTACGGTTTTTATCACTGCCGCCTGCTTTGTAGTAGATACCTTTTTTAACGGTCTCGTAATCATAGAGTGGGAAAAGGCGTACCCGGCCCTCGGTGTTTAGAGTTCTAAACGCTGAGTTACGGGCCGTAATAGTTTTGCCTACGGTGTTTTCATTCCAGCCGTAAAGGTTATCGGGCTGAGGTGAGGGAGCATATCCACGAGCCTTATCCCTAATAGGAATCATTACCGCTTTAATTTCGGCGTTCATTTCTTTTAATAGCTCAGGATCAACTTTACGGATAGCCTTTATAGTGGCCTTAGCGCCTCTTACTTCTATTGACATTTCGCTCGGCCTCCTTAGCTTGATCGTTTAATACTTGTATTAACATCTTGTACATTTCTGTATCGAGATCGAGGACCGACTGAGGCGGTATCCCTAACCTAATAGATAGCTGCGCTACCTGATAAGTGAGGGAGTCCCGCCCTAGCCTAAAGGTTCGTCGTCTAGGACCTCGACCTTAACTAACGTATCGAGAAACTCGGGCCCGAAACTTTTAACGGTTTCGCCGGTGCTCCTAATACATTCCCACGCCAGCCAGTAGACATCGGTTTGGCGCTCCTCGATCCTGAACGCCTTATGAAACCCCTGCTTTGCGTATTGCTCAAAGGCCCACTCGATCCGTGGAGTGATCTGGTGCTCGGTCACTTCACCGGTAGCCCTTGTTATTTTGAGTCGTGCCATTTGTTGCCCCTTTGTTAGTTAGTTATGGAGTGGTATCTACTACGATTACTGAATTACAAGTAAACGTAATTGACTGGCTACTGATATCACCGACGGCCCCGTTAATGTCGGTGGTGTTGTTTACCAAAATCGTGCTCTGGTACTCAGGTTTGGTCGTAGAGACTGCCGCGCTTGTCTGCTTTAGCGTAATAGGTACT